TTCGCGTCCGGCTTGACGCGCTTGCCTTGCGCGTTCTTCATTTAGTAACGCGGCTTGAACTTGCGGTTGCGCCGTTTCGACTGCGCCCTTTTTGAAACTTGCCGCCGCTTTTGCCTCTAATTCTGCGGCTTTTTCGAGGTTCTTGACGGTTTTTGCTGATTCAGCGGATTGCTTTTGTAACTCGGAAGTTACGCCTTTAAGCTGTTGCTGTGCGGTTACGAGTTGAGCGTTTAACTTTTTCCATTCTTCACCTTGCCTGGGGAGATCGAGAAGCGACATTTCTGTTTTGAGCTTGATGATTTCCTGCTGCAACCGGATGAACGATTGATAAAGCGGTTCGGTTCCAACGCGCGCGGCGTTTCGTGCCTTGTCTTGAATGTCAAGAATCGTTTCGCCTAGCTCGCGCATTTTTTCCTGAGCTTTGAGTGCGAGTTCCGCTGACCTGTCGAGTTCGTCATTGAACGCTTTCCATTTATTGATTGCTGCGGTTAAAAGCGTGATGATAGTTCCTACACCAATAGCAGTCCCGCCCAGCCCGGCCGTAGCTGTAGCCGCCGCGTCTGATTGCTGTTGCTTAAGCTTATTAAGCTCAGAAGATGTTTGCTGAATGCCGCGCGTATCGGCAGTCGTAACTACCTTGATATTGAAATCTTGGTCAGCCATTAGCTAGCGTGCCCGTGTGATATTGTGACTGGCGTTGCGGTTGGTGTAGCTGTTGCCGTTGCCGTTGGTGTTGCAGTTGGCGTAGGTGTTGGCGTTGGAAACGCTTGCCCAATCTGCGCTTGCGCTGCGCCTAAGTCGGGAAAGCCAACCGTGCCGGTATTTGTTCCGTCCGTTTCCGTGAACGCTCCGCGTCCAACGCCTTGTGCTGCTGGCAGCACGATGCTGAAATCGCCTGTTGTCGGCGCATTATATGGCGTGATGTTGCTGGCATAAACCACGCGCGAATTTGTCCCGGTATTATCGTCAAGAATGAGGCTTCCCGTGGTATGATAGTCGCCGCTGCTGTTCGCCTGCGTCCCGATCCCGTAGCCGTTGTTGAACATGTAACCAAACAACCGAGTGAAACTCGCGCCACCGTCGATGCCATAGGTTCCGTTTTTAATGAAGTTGTTGTTCTCGATATGCATCACGTAGAACGCGGAAGCACTACCAAATTTGATTCCCGCTCCTGTATTGTTGTAGAACTCGCTATTTGAAATGATTACGTGCCCGGACGCACTTGAACCGCCGCTGACGAGAATCCCGTTCCCTCCGTTAGTGTCCATAATGCATTGGTCAACCGTCGAATTTTGATTTCCAACGTTTAACTGAATGCCGTCGCAGTTGCTTCCCGTTCCATCGTGGACATAGCAACGTTTTGCTGTGCTGCTTGGACCGAGGCTTATTCCGGGACTGGATGCTGTATTGGATTGGTTGTATGCGTAAACTTCGCATTCGATCAGTTGCGTACCGGTAAGACTTGAAAGCACAATACCTGAGCCGCGAACATCATGCACGACGACGCGAAAGAGCGAATTATTAGAAACTGCTCCAGAAATGCCCGTGCCGGTTCCCGTCGAGACACCAACATTTGAAACAATGAAATCAAACAAGTCCGTATTTTGACCAAGGCTGAGAAGGGAAATGTTATTTCCTCCGCCATCAATCGTCGCCTTCCCACCGTCACCCACGGACGAACTGTAGCCCTGCAACAAAAGTTCAGATGCCTGAGTAGACCCGCTTATTAGCGAAGTAATCGAATACGTAGCATTGTTTTTGAAATTGACCCGAACCTGATCGCTATTTGAATTTATCGCCTGACTCAAACTTGTTCCGCTGAATGTTATCGGGAAACCGCTACCAGCATTTGGGCCTTTCCATGTGCCGCCCACTTTAATGCTACGTCCTGTTGCGCTGGACGTTGGAGCAGTCCCGGCCCTTGCCGTGGTGGACAAGACAATTGATGTGATGTTTCCGCCACTTTGGTTGATAGTTACAACCCTTGCGATATAGACGGCCAGAGTAGCTCCGTCATTATAAACACTTGCGAAATCACCTACTGCTATCAGGCTTGCCAATTGCGTATCGGACGGAGTAAATGTGCTCGTCCCGTTCCAGTTTCCGTTGGTAGATGTATATTTGGCCGTTCCGCCTGCGTCAGAGCCACCGTTGATATTGCTTCCAGTAGAAGCGTTGCAGTAAAACTCCGTGTAAGTAGCCGCAAACGACAACCACGGAACAAGCAGTAAAACTATCAGTAATCGTTTCATTGATAATAGAGAACCAACACGCAATAAGTTGTCGAAGTAACGCCGCTGACTGTCACGGCCAGATTGTCGAAAGCATTTAAGGTAGTTGACGTCCAGCCGGTGAAGCTGGTTGATTTGTTTTCAACGGCTGTGGAAAGCGCGGGTTTTGTTCCTCCGCCGCCTACAATGCTTGAAACCGGCAGACCGTTCGTGTCGGTTGCGCGGATAATGTCAACCGTGATTGAACCGCTTGGGCTTCCGATCAGCGTCCATCCCGTCAATGTCCCGCCATACGGAATTTTGACCCACGAATAAGTTCCGGCTGAAATGGCAACTCCGTTTCCATCAACGGCGAACGAAACCGTATGACTTTGCGCTTGCGCTGTGGCTGAGAGTGTTGCGCCCGTGAAATCAAGACCGCTTCCGATTGTGACACTTGTCCAAGTGTTAGTGGCGCTCCTGTAATAGATATTATGCGTTCCGGTCAACGCCGCGATTGCAGTCAAATCACCGTCCAACGGTTGAAAAAGCGATTGCCAAAATGTCTGCTGCGTCGTGAAAGACGCTTTCTTTGTCGTTCCGCTTTGAACTATCGGAACAACATCAGAACCGTTTAGACTGCTGGCCGCTGGCAGCGCCGAAATAGCAATGTCGGCCGCAGACGCAGAAGACGCTACAAACAGCAAGCATAGCGCGACTAACTTATTCAACAATGAGCGCATCTCCATCCTCGGTGGTGATTCTGTCGCCGCCTTCCGTAACAAGGTGATCTGCGCCCGGCGTAGGGGCGAACAAAGGCGAGCCAACAACGTGATATGAGTGTTCAGTGAATTTGCCAATTTGCCTGACGAGTTCATGTGATAACAATGTTCCGTTTACTACCAAAGCTGATAATGCTTCAGAGATAATTCCTTCGTTTGCCAGAAGTTTAATGTCGCCGGTGCGCGGCACTTCCTGTTCATGTTCAAGGCAGAAGTTTTCAGCGTCCGCAATCGTGTCCTGCACCCGTTGAACACTGAAAGTGATTTCAACTCGCCGCTTGTTCCTGTCGATAAGACCTGGGGAAAGAACGTTAAGTATGGAATGCTGCGACCATGACGTAGGCGTCGTGCCGGTTGCGACAAATATGGAACCTGTCGCGTTCGTTGCACCAACATTGCTGAAATCGTCCGGCGCAAAGTAAGCAGCGATTTTATAGAGCATTCCAACAACGAGATTGCCACTGGTCTGAACTCCAATCGGAACAATAATATCGAACACGCGTACCATTTTGAGGCGTAACCCCGTGAGACTGCGACCGCCTGCAAGCGTTCCATCAGCAAGCTCATAAGTTCCAATTGTACAAAGCATTTCAAGGTATCACGGGTGCGCCGCCAATAACGTGGTACTGGTGGAACGTGGTTGCGCCGTTTTCCTGCAATAGCGCGTGATCAATAACAAACCCCCTCGGAATCACTCGTGTAAACGCACCGGGGCCGGTCGTTTCAAAGGTGATTGTTCCCGAAATAGGAATATTAGAATCCAGCTGCAAGATGAACTTTTCGGCGTTGTGAACGCTTGAATGCGTGCGCTTAACGGTAAACGTCGCGTCAAAGGTCGTGTTTATCCGGTCAAGCAACGTTGAATCAACGTCTCCAATCGGAATGATGAACTCAAACAGCCTGTCGGCCTTCAACCGAAGCTCAGACACGGCGACGCCGCCCGCAAGCGTGCCATTGCATAAACTATAGCTGCCGATTGATACGAGCATTCACGAAAGCCTTAGCTTGGGTCAGTGAACACTAGAGCAGGGTCAACAGTGATTCCGGTTCCGCTCCCTTGGAACTTTGCGGCGTTAATAAACATGACTTCTCCCCGCTGTAATACTCCGGTTTGGTACAAGTCCTCACTTGACCCGGCATCGCAGTTTTTCAGTGTCACAGTGAAAAGGTCGCTCGAAATAACCAAGTCTTCGTTGCTTCCGCCAATTACGTCACCGGGCAGAAGCGCGGTTGAATCCTGCACGCGTATGAGCGCGTCAACTTCGGCTTTTGTCATGTTGGCGGGCTTAAACTTGCATGATGCAACGTAGCTGTTAGCATCGTAAACCCGGTCTATTATGCCGAAGTTATCGACTTCAATATCTTTCGTGCCAAAGGTCGCTTCCAACACGAATCCGTCTATTGCGAGCATTTCATCGTAAGGGCTTGAACGCACTCCCAGAGCGCCCGTGTAACGCGCATAACGGATTAAATCAATGTCGAGTGCCCCGCCAGAAAAAGCCGCGTTCTCGGCCTCGTACCACGCATCCGGCGCAGTCATATCGAAGTCGCTTGCCATTAACGCCGTGAACGTGATTTCGCCGCTGATAATCTGGCCGCGCGTCGCTGTACACATGATTGTGGGGCTTTTGCTGATTGCGCCGCGTTGCCATGTGACCTTGTTTAGATCGGAACCATTAAACGGATGCTGCGCCCAAACGATCAAAGGTAAGTCAGTTGACCCGAATACGCTTGAGCCATGCGAATTGCGAGCATCGGGGAACATTGAGCCAAGATAAGAAGCGTCAAGCAGTCCTGCCGGTTTGCCAGTAAACTCTACGATGAAGTTCTTCGCAATCGCGGCTATCGCCCCGAAATTGTCAACTGTAATGTTTTCCGTGTTCCGTTTCAGTGACCCTTTAAGGCCATCCTGGAAATAATAGGTTTGCCCATTGAACACGACTACAGCCGGGCCGGTGATGCGTAATGGTACTGACATAATATTTAGCTTTCTGATGTTACTTCTGCTGCGACTTGCGGTGCGATAAAATGAACGATGCGTGAAACGATCAACGTGGTTTTCTTGTCGTTATCGGCCAGATACGTCCGTTCCCGTTCGGTGTCGAATCCATCGGCATAAATCGGGCTGCCGATTGATTGCGGCTGAAACCCGTGAAGCGTGCCAAGTACGATCGTTGTCGCTTTCATTAAGCGCACGTTGGTTCCACTGGTCGCGCCGCCATCGGGATTAGTCGTCCTATTGAATATCGGGGCTTCGCTAATCCAAACATCGAATCCCAACTTCGTAATCAATGGCCCCGGCAAATCCGGTTGCTCAATCTTGCCGGTTGGCGCGTGTACAACAATCGCAAGGCCGCATTGGGCAATCTGCGCGTCAAACTCAAATTGAATGTCGCCTTCATCCTCGGTTAATACGTTGAACGGAGAACCATCCGGCAGACTGATTGAGTTAAACGGCGACGTTTCCAATAGCTTGGCCGCAATATCGTTCTGCAAAGATTCAAAAACGTTCTGAGGGTCAATGATCATGCCAGCGTTCTTTCGATTTCTTTGTTGATCGTGTCGGAAATAAACCTCGCATTCTCCCTGATGCCGGTTCGGAACGGTGCGCGTTCTGGAATATGCCTCTTTGGTGAACCAAACTCATTCGCTGCAGCATATACAACCGAAGAACCAATTGCGCCTTCAACAACGATTTCGCGCCCTTGGTTTAGTATGCGTGCATTCTGCGAGCGTGTGCGGAGTTTAAGCTGGCCGCTTCGTTCGCCTAGTTTATGAAACGAGATAGGGAAAGGCCCCTTTCCTGTCAGGCGTCGCTCTTGAATCCGGCCAGCTGTAATTAGTAAAGCCCGGTTCATTCCGCGCTGAATCGCTCGCGGGAATTGTTCGGGCGCACGCTTAAACTTTTCGCTTATTGCGAGTGCTTGCGGCGAAAGTTGGATTTGGATTGAAACGCTCATGCGACAGCTATTGATACACAATGACAATTGATTATGTCTTCTGGCCCCGCGCCAAGTGACGAATCAGAAGGATACATGAAACGAACTCCGTCAACGTCGAACGGTTCGTCAATTGAAACGGTTTGCCCACCCGCTTCAACGTGCGAAGGGCGATGTTCTTTGATAAGCGGCGACTGACTGAAAAGCCATTTCTTTTGGCTGACGCCAGCTTCGCGCATGGCCTTGTCTCGAGCGAAATTGAACGCTGCAGCGGTTTCAGTGTTTGCAATTGTCCGGGCCCGGCCTTCCTGGATTACATCGAACGCCCCGGAAATCCGCTCCATCAACGCCCGGCGACTGTCGCCCCGTTCCAATCCTTCGTTGATTGCGTCCATGATTTTACGATGAATTTCGTCGGGAACGTTGGCGAGCAGGTTAGCGCGTTGCTTTAGAAAGTTTTCAACGGTTTTATCTGGCAGATTGAACGTGTCGTCGTTTCCAATCTCATTGAATAACGCTTGACCTGCGCGAGTGATCGTGACGACCTGTTCTTCTCGGAGCACCGACGCTAAGAAAACTCCGAAGGGAGCAACTTCAAATGCGAGTCGTGATGAAAGACTTTTTTTCTTTTCTTTAGATTGAGAAGAATCGGGCGACGGCGTTCTCAGTGCCCTATCCGACGGTTTCTGTTCGTCGTCGCCCGTATTTTGGCTAGCCGATTTAATACTAACTAAATCCCTGCGGGTGTCAATAAAATGCCATTCGATATTTCGCAACGTTTCATGCCGCGCGTAATCCAAACTGCGAGTAATAGCCGAATGAAATCGGTCAATGAATTTCTTGCGCTTTTCGTAATGCGCCGCTCCGGGGTCGTTGACGATTGGTTTAACCGTTTCTCTCATGCCACCTTCGCAGATCAGCATCAACACTTGGCGGGCCTTCGGCGCGTCCATATAAGACGCGGCCACAAGCGCCCGGCTGATTGGTGAAAGTTTTTCGCTCATGGCGTAGGTCCACGGTCGGCGGGCGCGTCCGGGTTGGCGTAAGTGTCCGTTTGCGGCGTCCATTGCGTTGCGGGCGTCGGTATCGGATGCGTTCGCATGATAAGCTTATTTTCCGCGTTCCAATTTCCGGTTCTTGGGTTTGTGTCGGCTGTCGGCGGTTCGATTACGAACTTTTGCTGCGCGACCAGTGACAACTTCGCCAGCGCGTCTTTGTGGGCTTGCTGGCGTTCGTCTGTTTGTAGTTGCTTGAACGAAGGCGTTGCGATTAGTAGCCTCCACCTTGCAATAGCTATAGCGTCATTGAATAACGCAGTTGGAATCGTCGTATCAAGAACCGGGTCAACTTCGTAGCCGCCCGCGATGATGTAACCACGCACCTCATCAATCACGGTCGCAACGATTACGTCAATATTGCCAAAGGGAATACCGCTTCCACTGCCGCTCCCTTGCAGACTGCGAATCGCTCCGGCTTCGGCCAAAGTGAACTCACTTAAAACGTATTCTGTTGTTAAAACTTCCCAACTCATAAAACCCCTAACCAGATCGCAAAAAGCACTTCAACCGCGCAAGTCACGACCGCAAAAATGATAATGACCAAACTCATAGGGCAAACTCCGCTAGTCCGTTGTGAACCGCGTGTTCCTGCATTGGAAGCCCGTATTTACTGGCGAAATTCTGCGCGACATTGAGCAGCCAAATCTTGTCAGGGTTGCCCGTCTGGCGCATATCGTCAACGAACATGACGCCGCCGATACGAAGCAATGGAAGCATCTTTTCCATGTCGTTACGACAAGAACTGTCTTCATGGTCGCCGTCCACGAAACCAACGTCAAAGCTTTGGGTGATGCGCGCCAAAACAACGGATGAATGACCGCTAAGAAGTTCAAACTTGCCAACGAACGGCGTTAAGCGGCGAAGAACCGATTGGACGTCCGCGCCCGGATATTTCATTGACCAATTATCAATGAGGGTTGCATGGCGAACCTTTCCGGTTGCAAGAACCGCTTCGGCGCTATTGCCGGTGCAAACGCCAACCTCAATGTAATCAATCGGGCGTCCAAGCCTGTCGCTTAAAGCTGAAACCTTGTCGTGCAACAGTTGATGATAATCTTCTCTCATGCTGCCCTTGCCAGTACGCGTTGCGCGTTTAGATCGACGGAAGGTTTACCCAACAGCCCAAGCGCAAACTCAAATACTTCTTCGGGAAATGTGCGGTAAAGCTGGTGGCAACCTATTTCGCAGCTTGCCCGCCACGCTTGCGCGCCGTTCTTGGTAGGCAGGCAATGGCAACCGTGACAAGGCAACGATTTCTTTTCAAAGCCGATTACTTCCGGTAAATGTCCGTAGATGCGGGCGTTTTGCGTCGGCCCGTGAATCGCAATCGTTTTTGTTCCGATTGTCCCGGCCAGATGCGCTGGCCCGCTATCGTTCCCGATTACAAGGCGCGATTGCTGGATTGCCGCAGCCACGAACGACAGGCTTTTGCCTACGATGCAATGGAACGGCATAAAAAACGCGTAATCGCGTTCTTTCATCACGAAGCGCACCTTGTATCCCGCTTCCGTGAGCAACCGGCCAAGCTCAGAGAAATAACTTTTCGGCCAGATGCGCGGTTCCCAAATGCCATGCGGGAAAATGAGAACGTCGCCCGCCGCTTTGCGGCCGAGCTCGCGGTTCATCGGGTCTGGATTGATCTTGGGACGTACCGGATCAGCGGTAATGCCAAGGTGATGCGCTATCCATTGGATATAATTTAGCGGTGAATCTTTCGCCACAGCCTTCTCGTACCCTTCGTTCGTGTAAATCGCTCCCTCTGCGTTCTCCGTTATCTTCTGCTGAAACAATTTCAACACTTCGGCGTGCCATCCGGTAGCGAAAAATTCCGTGTCGAACCCCGCTCGTTTCAAGCCTTCGCCCAACCACGCGAAACAAACCACGTCGCCTAGTCCGTGAAACCAACCTTTTGTCGGGTCAGCGTAAATTTTCATGTGTTCAATGCTGCCCTTCGGGAAAATCCATTAAACCCAAAGGGCAGACTTTGAGCACACCCCTAACTTGTGCGACTGCTGCCGCTGCCGGTTGCGGCTTTAATCAAATGACCCGCGTTACCCTGACCGGCTGCCGTTCCATACATCAACGCGATTCGGCTTGTCGCCGTTCCGAGTTGGTGATTCACGTACTGAACCAGCATCACGCTAATTCCAATATCGGGGTCCGTTACAACTTGCACGTTGCCAAACGAAGCGCCCGGAAGTGCGCTCGTGTAATCGTTCGGGACGCGCGTTGCGATTACGAGCGCCGATTTACTGCCCGCAAACCCGGTCACGTTTCCATCGTTAGTCGGCAAGTTCGGAGCTTTCACGACTTGGAACGATTCAACCGGAATCGTCAATGCTACTCCGTCCGGCGCCGGGTTAGTAATGAGCGTCGGCTTTTGGAACGCCGCCAGTTGCAGTAATGCCGAATCTTTTTCGAGGTTCCCGAATACGGTGGGATAAAGGAGCATTGTTCGCATTCCCATGCCGCTCGGTACGCCCTGCAAATCAAGCGCGATGCCAATATCAACAACGTCTGCCCGGTCAAAGTTCAACGTTGGAACCACGCTATTCTGTGTGAAATTCGCGTCCGTGATATTGGTATAAAGATCGTCCATTAAATCTTTGCCCAAAGCGTAAGCTTGCGCGGGTGCAAACTCATCGAACAACCGGCGAACCGTTGACGCCAGAATATTTTCGTTAAACGAAATCTGGACTCCGCGATGCGCGTCAATCGTAACAGGCACATCATCGGTCGTAGCCGTTGAATTAGCCCAACCAGTTGACGTGTTGTAGCTGGTCACGTTCGGCACGTCGATCGTACGGGTCATAATGGTCTGATTGAACTTGGCCGGTTCATCCGAAAAATCGGTTGTGAACATGGTCAAGGCCGGGAACGAAAACTTGAGAAGCTCAAGCGTCCGTTGCGTAACCAGCG